CCCAAACATGAGCCGCCGAATAATCTCTGCCATCACCACGGGCAACGTCTGCTGAAATAAAGTATCTGATCTCTTTCTGTGGTTCAAACCAGCGATATAGATTACGATCCCAATGCGTTTTCTGAATGGGTTCAAGAATCCCCGTGCCCACCCACATGAGTGCAGAGACTGGAATAACAGTATCTCCAGAAGCATTAAAGTTACATTCGAGTTCTTGAGCGACATCTCTGGTCGACATGTTAGCTGATGCAACTTCTTTTACAAACCACGGAGATGTTTTGAAACCTGGGCGATCGGGATCGTCTCTCAATCCAGCAATTCGCTCTGGATGTTCATACCACATAAACCTGTGAGGCTTGAAATCATTCGCCTTAGCTTCCGCATCTACATAAAGCGAATGGAATTTATTTCCTACGCCATTAGGAGTCGAAAGAACAGCTACACGACCTCCTGCGGCAACAGTAGGATAAAGACCTGTCCAGAGCTCTTCAAAGTTCGGGACGAATGCAGCCTCATCAATAATAAGAAATGAAACAGCTTCTGATCGTCCTGCATCTCCAGATGTGGCAATAGCTTTACATCTTGAACCGTTACTCAGTTCTATTGACAACTTGTTATCTGTAATGATGTCAGCTAAAACAAGCCACTTAGGAAGCTTTTTTAGAGCTGTCTCGATCTTCCTGATGATGTTTTTGGCAGTCTCCGCCTTGGATGCCATGACGACGACGTTCTTCTCTCGATGGAAGAGCATCAACCAAGTAGCATATGCGGCTGTGATCTCTGAGATACCTAACTGACGAGCCTTCAGTACTATGTTGAAACGTTCTGAGACGAAGTCTCTTACTAGGTCTTCCTGATAATCAAACATCTCGAATGGAATAAGTCCCCGTACGGGATGTTTGATCTTTACGTACTTACGAATAAAGTAGCAAGGATCCCTCCCACAGGCAATTATTTCACTACGTAGAGTTGATTTGTTCATCAGCCAAGCTCGTAAAACCGCCAGGCTACGTAGTAATACCTTTCATTCAGTGAGACTTTCTGTACGCTGTAGTTAGCCATTTCTTTCTGCTCTTTGGCTTTCAACGTGTCAGATGTCCTCTCCTTGAATTGCTTTTTAAGATTCTTGAATGTCTCATCGAGAACACTCTTGGCAGTTCCTTCAATATCACGCATTCGCACAGGAAGATGCATCTCGTAGCAGTGATAGGCCAACCTCATTAGGTTACCTGTGAAAGACACTCTTACATTAGAACTTGGCGAGCGGCTGACCTGGTCTCTAACGATTTCCTGAATCGCAGAAAGCACCTTGTCAGGCAGCTCGTGTTCTTGTCCATACTCTGCATTCTCGAAGCCTTGGGCCTTATCCATTTATCGGTTCTCCTAAAGGTGTACGTCATTTCTAAATAGGGTCACGTGGCAGAAAAATGCCGCGAATTCAAGAACTGGAACGAGAAATAGCAACCTTGTAAGCCTCTAATTCTACATCGTCAGGTCTCCATCCAGACTTCCATTTGCTTTCTCTACCATCTATGAAATGTATGAAGCAATTGACACAAACTCCATGATTGTAAAAAGTATTTGTAGATTTCCCCTTCATGAGGAATCCGCACAATGGGCAAAATGTTGGAACTCTTAGGCTTTTTATGTCTTCTGACATCATTACTCCTTATGGCTTTATGACCCAGAAAGAAGATCTGGCTGTCATTTCATATCCTTCATCATCACGTAGAACCATTTTAATGTTAGAAACACCATCGGCGACAGTCTTGTCTAAAAAGAAAGTGCAATTAATCTTCCTACCCCACTTTTGAACGTCATATTTCATTGGCTTGCCATCAGAATCAGACAAAACCACCTCCGAAAGATGACCATTTTTGAAATATCTAGGATCTAAAACTACCTTAAATTCGAATTTGCCAAGCTCATGATATGTTTCTCGTAGATTATAAACTACGAATCTTTCTGCTCGCGCCAAGTATCACCTCGCAAATGGATGCCAGAGAAGTTGAGCTCCAACAAATCCTCCGACTCCACCTCCGCCGATAGTAAACCAACCCTTAGGACCAACTTCGAACTTACCAATCTTGTATGATGCTCCTACACCAGCTAGGAAACCAGTTCCTCCGCCGAGATCAACAGATAATCCTATATTTTCATACCAACGAGGTTCAAGGAGCCATGGATTTACCGCAGCCAGTGTGATATCTATAGCCATATTTTCTTCGGACGATGTTGCTCGTGACTTCCACGTTCCATCCTTATCCTGAGAAACGGCAACCGATAGCTTGAGAGGTCTATTTTGTTGTACCTTCAATGTAGCTTCGGGAGGGTCAGTCAATGTGAATCCTGATACCCCTATGTACCCGAAGTCCTTTTCAAACTCTACTTTCTTTCTCACAATTCCGCCTGGAACTACTGGTGGAACTTCAGTTTGATGACCAGCTACCTGAGCCTCGTATGCTTTTTTCCATCTGACAACCAATGAATTGGCCGTCAGTAGCTCCTCTTTACCTTTCTTGAGCTCTTTTTGTAGCAACTGGATCTGCTCATCTTTACTATCGAGTAAGCTGGATAAGTCTTTACTCTGAAGAGTTAGCTTTTGAAACACGCCCTTCTGCGTTTCTATTGTTACATCTCGTTGAGCTACGGCATTCTGTAGTTCTGTTATGCGTGATTCATATGAATTCTTCTTTATCGTCATCACACCTGCTAGCACGATAAACAATAACAGGACTACTCCACCAGTGATGCCAAGTGTCTTTGGGCTTAATTCCATGATTATTCCTTCTTTGGCTCTTGAGCTGGAGAATGCTTCGCAAATTTGGAATCTGTATATCTTCGAGAAACATATGCGCCGAGCGTAGGTGTTAATATTGCGGCGACTGTCGAAGCATCAATTTCGCCGACTGAGATTGTCTTCCCTACAAGAACGATTGAGAATCCGCCCAACAGTACTTTCAAACAGACAACAAGAAAACCAATTAAAGCCATTGTCAATACCGCATCTTTTCTACCATCTGTATTCTTAATCCAAATCATTTTGTCATCCTCCAATTTCTATATGTGCATAGCCTTCTTCATCTGTTGTGAACTCTATAATATTATCTACCATGTCTTTCATAGAATCAAGATGACTTATCACTATGATGTGATCGAAAACTGTTCTTAAATAGTCGAACATTCTCTGTACACTCTCAAGATTCTTAACATCTAGCTTTCCAAACCCCTCATCGATAATAAACATGTTTGTCTTAGGGAGATTAGAAACGTTAAGAAGAGCTGTCCTTATAGCAATGGATCCCAAAAACTTTTCTGCACCCGATCCAAGTTCGAGCAATCTTTGCTTATACTGTCCGTACTGAATGTAGAATCTGATGGATTGTTCTTCGTTGTCGTGCTCTATAAAGATATTGAAATCTGCAGAGTTAGAGAGAATCTTGTTTATTTCGTCATTAAGCAGAGGAAGCTTTTGCGTCAAAATCTCATATGCAATACCATCTTTCCCCATAGCGTTGATATAATGTTCATAGGCAGAACATGTATCACGAAGGTCCTTCAGTTGCAGTAACTGAACTGACAATTTCTCAAGCACACCTTGATCACCACCCATGAGTCTATAAAGTTCAGCTACTGACTCTTGTAGTTCTTGAATGTTGTCGGACATTCCCCGCTTTTCTTGCTGGAGCTTTAAAATGGCCAAATCTATTTCTTCATTCGTCTTCAAATCAGTGGCGCACTTCTCGAAATTGGCGACGTCACTCAAAACTTTTTCCTTCTCTGATTCTAAACTCTGTATTCGCAGGATGATATTTTCCGTCTGGAGCCGTATATTATCTCTCTTATCAAGTAGTGATTGCTTTTCGCCGACGAACTTTTCATATATTTCTAACTTTTCCTTAAAAGGAAGAAGCTCCTCGCTTTCTTTTTTGAAGCCATTGAGTTTGTCAACGAGCTGTTCTGACTCATGTTGCATACCATCTATTTTTTTCTTAGAATCAAATGCATTCGTGAGAAATTTACAAGATGGAAATTTATCGCCACATGGAACTTCAGACAATAGTTGAGCATTTTTTCTATGAGCTTGAAGTGTACTGGCTTTCTCGATGAGACGACCTTCCAATACGCTAATCTCGCCGACCAAGAAATTGAATCTAATAGCGAATGCTTGATGCGTCTTCAGATCAAACCGCTGCTCCAACTTAATAACCTTACCTAGGTCCACCTCCAGAGCACTCTGCCGGCCCACCAGTTCATTAAGTTTATCCTTATTGGTGGTAACCTGGTCATCTATCTTCTTTAACTGGTCGGCCCATCCGACGTCGATTAGATGAGTCTTGTCTATCTGCAACTTTTTTGAAGAGATGTCTAAAATTCGTTCATCGAGTTCGCGAAGATCTCGTCCACGAGAAGAAATCTCACCAGACTTTTCTTTAATAAGATTAGCTCTTGAATCGATGCTAAGCTTGCTTCGACGAACCACGTCCTCAATTCCGCTAGCGTCTAGATCCGCCAGTTGATTCGAGAATTCTTTATCTTCTGCTTTAGCCAACAAACATTTCTGATCAAATAGATCCAGGTCAAAAAACTTGTAGAAGATCTCCTTACGCTTTGTTTCCTTATTGGCAATGATATCCATCTGATTCCATTGCGCAGAAAGTGATGTGAGCATGAAGTCGTCGAAATTTCCAATCTTCTGTCTTATATTCCTTTCTGTTTCAGGACGTAATGTTCCGACAAGCGGCTCTAAAGCTCCAGCATCATCAACCATGGAAAAATTAACGGTAGTCTTACCCCACTCCTTGGCCTCTTCAAGCTTTCTTTGCCCATACTTAATACGATCTATCGTTCTCTCTATGAGATAATTTTGGTCGTTCACAGTTATGTCTGCGATAGCTGTGGCCGTATCCTTATTATCGTTGATAAGATGTATGTTCTTACTGACACCCTTCGTGGTATTATCGAAGCATGTCTCTAGAATAATGTCGATGAGATTTGATTTTCCAGATCCATTGGCAGCAAAAATTCCAGTAAGACCAGGTAGCATAGAAAAATCGATTACATTTTTCTCGCCATAGTT